ATGTTCGTTGAACTGGTTTATGACAAGCGAAATGTAGAGGGACTTGAAGGGGCCAGAGAGATTATCCTGGCAGAGCTAACGAAACGGGTGCACCAGATTTTCCCTGATGCCGAGGTGAGAGTGAAACCGATGCAGGCAAATGGCTTGAATAGCGATGCCAGCAAAAGCGATCGAGAAAAGCTGAACCGCATGCTGGAGGATATGTTTGAAGAGGCCGATATGTGGCTGGTATCTGAGTTCCCATCTGTAAGACAAGTTGGGTGATATAATAAGGCTGCCTATGCATGCGTGTAGACAGTCTTATCTCTGCTTAAAACTTCAATTTTAAATTAGTATTTCATTCAATTAGTTACTTTAAACTGCTGCGAATTTTAACTACAATACGGGCATCTCTTTTTTACGTCACGCCTGGATGAACATAAATGACTGAACACAATAAATATTATCTTAGCGCTCTTGATCACCTAAGATTTTACGCAGCCATAATGGTTGTTTTCAGACATTTTTTTGATTTGAAATCAATTCCTTTGGACAAAAATCCGGTTTACGATTTTATATGGACATGGATAAAGGCAGGTGCAACTGGAGTAAGTTTGTTCTTGGTTATATCCGGATTCATCTTTACTGTTTTATGTTTAGGCGGTAAAAAAGAAATAATTTATAGTAAATTTCTTAAAAATAGAATACTTCGCATATTTCCACTATTAACCGTAATCTATTTCATCATTATTAGTATGAATCTAGATCATGCTACACCTGATGACATCCTACGATTATTGCTTCTTCAATTAAATACTGGCGGCGTAACATGGGGGATGGATAAATTCAGTGTTTATCCAATTTGGACAATAGCAGTAGAATTTCAGTTTTACCTATTATTTCCTTTCCTTATAACTTTCATAAATAGAATTGGTTTGCGCTATATTGCCTTTCTGATGTTAGCTTTATTTCTGATTAGAGTTATGATGATATCAAAGGGCGGTGTAGCACCTACAGGGGAAATTCTTTACCGTACGTTATTTGGAAGGCTTGACCAGTTTTTACTTGGAATATTAGCAGGAATGGCTTATCTCAATGGGTCATTTGAATACCTAAAAAGACGTAAAACATTATGCCTGTCAATTATCGCGATCGTCATTTCCGGCCTAACTTTTTACTTTAACGTCAGACTAGACCATCTTCTCGCAATGAATTATTTCGGGTATATTTTTGAATCTACTATGTGGTCTGTATTTTTAATTGCTTACTTGTCTCTTTTTAGTAAGCCGTTAGGAAAGTTTTCTGTGTCACTATCCAATTTAGGGAAAGTTAGTTTTTCTATATATCTGTTACACGTTCCTGTCATTAGCACATTAAAAAGAGTTTTAACTGAAACAGGAAATGTGGATATTGCAAACTCTACTCTTTTCCTTCCATTAATTGGCATTCCTGTAACCTTAATGGTTTCAGCAGTTACTTATGCTGCATTTGAAAAACCATTCATGTCTTTAAAATGCAATTATTTCAAATGAATAACAATAAGGCGATAGATTTAAGCCTATCGCCTTATATCTCAGTTGAGATTCTTAAGGTTTACTACGTTTCATTCTCATTGTATTCTATCGGTAAAAAGTTTTCGCCATCATAAGTCCAGCCAATCCCTACACCATCTGGAGCCTTAACGGCATTTTCACCGATAAAAAGATCACCTTCTCCATCCCAAACTACAGTGTTAGTAACTTTCCCGTTCTCAATAATTGCATAAAGCATTATGAATACTCCCATACAATAACAACACCAGAAGCACCATCCCCACCTGCAAATGAAGCCGCTGTAGCTCCTGCAACTCGAGCACCTCCGCCACCGGACCCATATCCAACACCCGGAGTACCAGCCTGACTCGAAGATTTAGCAGCATTCCCACCACCGCCAAATGTCGAAGCTTGACCATATCCTCCAGAACCGATCGTTGCTGATAGCCTAAATGCCTCACCACTTAAATTCTGACCTGGTGAAGAAACGATATTTCCGCCAGTAACAAATGTGCCTCCAGGTAGAGATTGCCCCGAACCGTTCGCTATGAATGGAGTATTTCCTTCACCTATCGACGTTGCTCCATATCCCCCAGAAGCGCTAATTAGACCGCCAAATGAGGATGTCCCACCGGCACCTCCTAAGTTATTTGTAGCGGAACTGCCAGCCCCCCCAGCTCCAACAATGACAGGATAGCTACTACCAATGTTCATAAAACGGCCTTTAGCATAACTACCAGCAGCCCCTCCACTTCCTGCCGATAATGCTGATGCGGCACCAGTGATGACTGCCCCCCCGCCACCACCTCCGCCTCCCTGACACTCCACCACAATAGATTTCGTTCCGGCTGTAGGCGTATAGGTTCCAGATGACGTAAATACCTTCACGTTAAGAAGTCTGCCCTTAACGGAGTCAGCAAATGCAGCTTCCAGCGTAGCTAGATCTCCATCATCCAAGGCGCTTTTCCCCGAATAATCAACGATGAATTTTCCAAGCATCGCAGCCATAACAGTGCTTTGCCTTAACGCTTTATTCATCTGGGCACTGGATGCCTTACCAGACGTAAAACCAGACAGCAGCGCCGGAAGCGCTTCCCAGTCAGCCTGGGACATGACGTTAGCGTTAGGATCAAGCGCGAACGCTTTAAAGTTATTTGTTGCCATTAGAGTAAAGTCCCCCATGCTCCTACATCGAACCCGCCGATGTATTCGTTATCTAAATCAAAACCAAAGAATTTTGAGCCCTCGGACGGTGTTTCTACCGAAGGCGTTTCGACATCACCGGCCCATACGCCAGCTGCTTTAACGGTGAGATAGCCTTGTTTGATTGCGGCGATCAGTTCGAGAGACACATCAGAAATATCAGTCTCCGGGAATACCCAGACCGATATCGTCATGTCCTGGTTATCGACGATCTGCATCTTCAGGCCAGAGCCTGCAGTCGCAGCGTCAAGGATGGGGGGCAGAGAGTCGTTGCGGCCGTCCCAGTTGTTGATAGCGATTTTTGCTTTCAGAATGATGCGGTAGGTGTCATCGCTCAGCGACGTATAGCCTGAGTCCGGATCATACGGCCCTTGCCAGACGCCCTGGTCATATCCGAGCCCGTCGGTATCCCAGCTGAAATAAACTCCCGTAATAGGCTGGCTGACTATGCGACTGCGACCAATCCAGAGCCCGAGGGTATCAAGCTGGACGCCTACCGCCGTATCAATGTCAAACGCGCTAACCAGCCCCCGGGTGGCTGATGTGATGTCAATCAGCGGCCGGGTGCTCAGGTCGATGTGATCAAAGTATTTCGGCCTGGTGGCGTGGTAGTTGGTGATTAAGTCTGTGTACTTACTCATGACGTCACCGTTAAGACAATATTTTCAGGCTTACAGGACGCTGATTCGTTGTAGGCAATATTAATATTCGCCGCCGCTACCGTTCCGGCAGATTTGCCAATCAGCAGCTCCTGAATGTCGTAATAGCGTGCACTGCCACCACTCACCACGCCGAGGTTCGCCGGGGAGTAAATGCGGCTCAGCAGAACAGAATCACCGATCGTCAGCCCATTGATGTAATCCGCGACGGCCTGCTGAATCTGCACGCCAATTTGCGACGTGTAGCCCGTAAAGGCTTTCAGTGTGATATGCCCGTAAATCGGAACATCAGTCGAACGCGAAAAACTGATCACGTGTGGATTGCCGTAAGTGTCCGGTACCGTGACAGAGGTCGTCCCGTAGGTCGCCGTTCCCTGCCCTTTATTACCCCGGATAGTCTGGGCAATGTCGGTCACGTCCCCGCCATCCACGATGGCTGAGATAGAGTGTGGCGGCAGCCCGTTACTATCGGTCGCGCCAGTATCATTCTCGTAGAGCTTGTGACGTGTCACGCCAGCAACGTTAGCAATCGCACCGTCAACGCCCTCAAACGGCGTGATAGAGGGTAGCGCGACGCTCTGCCCCTGCCTGATGCGCAGCTCTGCGTCGGTTTCTGCCGGCGCGCCTACGGTGGCCGCCGCCGGGTTGGTTACCGATGTCCAGCCTCGGGTCGGCGTGTTGATGGTAGTAATTGTCCCCGCCAGCGCGGCGACCGCGCCGCTGTTTGAGCAGGTGGCAGTGGCCGTCACCGTACCATCAACGCCAATCACTACCGAGGCAGGAAGACGCCAGATCACGTTATTAGTGTCTTTCACGGTACCGTTCGTGATGGTTGTCCCTGCAGTGCCGGTGAGCAGCAGATCCACGGTGGAGTTCGTCGCCCCTTTGCGCGCGATACCGTTAATTTTCACGTTACTGGTCAGCGCTGCGCCGTAACCCGTAGCAGGTGAGAAGCAGTTGTAAACAGTAATGGCCGTGTTATTGGCATCATGAATAGCCAGAGCCACCAGCGCCACCATCTGGCCGTCTTTGCTGTCCGGCTCCAGATAAGCGTCACTGCCGTAAATCTGCTGGAAATAGCTTGTCAGGGTATCGAGTATTGTCTGGTAATCAGGCGCGCTGATCCCCTCAGCGGTTACCGTTGCCGATAAGCCGAGTGTGTCCAAATTGAGGGCCATTTATGCCTCGCTGGTTACTGTCGTTGTTCCGTAGATAGTGTCGATTTCAGCGAAGAACTGGACGCGACGCGTCGTCGTGTTCACTGTTGTATTGAAAGAGAGGATGGATTTAACGCCCCGCGTTTCGAGGATGCGCTTACGGATCGCCAGGTTGTAGGTTTCCGGCTTCTGCTTACCGAGTACGGACTGAATCCACGGAGTCCCCTCTGTGGTGTCGAGAAACCACTGCCCATACCACAATTCGAATCGCGTTTTCACAGCCTGCGCGACGGCCTCCGGTGAGTTAATCAGCCAGGTATCATCGCCACTGCCAAAGGTGTAATCACCGTCGGCGTCTTCACGTCTGTATCTCATCAGTTCACCCCGTCTGTGTTGCTTCCGCCTCGCTGAACCCCGCCGTGCGTGTGCGTATCATCAATTGACTTGCCGTTAGCTTTAACGGTACCGATAAACTCGACAGCGCCGGTGATTTTGGATGCAACGCCAGAAGCAACAGAACCCACCATTCCACCCAGCCAGGACAGGAGCCCGTGAATGGTAACTTTCGCCGAGAAGTCGGCCATCGGGGTAACTACATCCAGACCGCCAGGCGCTACGATTTTAATTTTCTGAGTAGAGGGATTGAGCTCAAAGAACGTGCTTCCGTCGTCGCTGCGCAGCTGAGCGGCCCCCGTGCTGATTCCGCTGATTTTCTTCGCCTGAGACTGCGGACCGACGATACAGAACGCATCCGATAAATCATGCACCCGGTCGTCGACAGGTTCCTGTACTCCGCCGTTCTGCCACCAGAAATCGATGCAGCGATCGGCAAAAATCACCAGGCATTCATCGCCGGCTTTCACCGGGAACGTTAGCGTGCAGCCGCCGCCGCGCGGAAATATCACTGGCACATCCACCAGCAGCGGGTAATTTTTGGTAACGCGGTTGCCATCGTTATCAGTTTCAACCGAACGAATCGCAGGCTGCACAACCGCCGTCACCGCGCCGGGATCGAATGACTGAACGATGCCAGGCAAAGCGACGCGGATTTGGTTCTTTGTGGTGTCCCGCTCAGATTTGAATGTTTCGGCAAGGTCGCCGCTGAGGGTCTGGTCAGATACTGCCATTTGGTAGGCTCCAGAAAGCAAAAAACCCGCCGGGTGGCGGGTTTTATTAATTACTTAAGAGGCTTAACTTGCAGTTTTTTTGGTATCAATCATACCAGCAATAAGAGACTGCAAATCCTCAGCATCCTTGATGGTACTGCAAGCATCAATCCGATTAACGTGCTTATCAAGATTATAATCAGCAATGACTCTTCGGTGATGTGCGGTTTTGAGCTTAAGTCCAACTTTTTTGGCAGAAGTTCGGTCAAGACTATGTGCTACAGCCGCATTCTCGCCGCAAAGATATTCAGAAAGCCTCGCATGTACTCCACCGGGTAACTTTTGCCCGTTCTCGTCTTGAGTTGGGATATAGCCATCCGTGAGCAATAACGCTGAATGATACATCGTATAATATGCTCTGCTTATCGCATTACGAGTCCACTGTTCACCGCTATTCTCAATAGAGCTTTTTGCCATCTCCAGGAAGCAGTTGATCGCTACAGGCATCAGTTCACCGCCTCAAAGTAAGCGACACTGCATCCCGTTTCCAGACCTCTTTCAATCATCTCATCAACGACCTTATCATTAAGATATGAAAGATACTCTGCATCTTCAGTTTCGATGCCAACAGAAAAAGAAGCATAACCCTCACCATCGGTGAGGAGACTGGAGGTCTTAGCTCGGAGTGATTCGCTTTCCACAATGTACATCAATACATCTGCAGCTTTTTTCAAACCGTCACTCATTGAATCGCCTAAGTTGCTCAAAACTAAAGCGGTATGCAATGCAGATTCATTTTTTTCTTTTTCAGTTTGACCAAATTTCTCAAGCTTTGCGATAGCCATATCGAGAATCTCCCCATCAGCCCAGAAGGCCGCAAAATTTAAAGCATGTTCGGCCATGCAGGGGAAGTTGTAGTCGAGAGCCCGAGTAAGCAACTCTCGCCGTTTAGAGTAAAGCCCAAGGTTGCTTAGTGCGCTAGAAAAATTGTTCCAAGTAACTGGATCTGTCGGGCATATGGCTAAAGATGCCTCAATCGCCTCGATACCTCGCTCTACTTTGCCATCCAGCAACAGAATCAGCCCTTCAAGTGCTAAAGATTGATACCTTATAGGTAAAGCACGGGCTTCTCTTAACAACTTCTGTTTTTCAAGGTCAAGAAGCAAGATTCTTCCTGCTTCCAAGGATGGACCAAGCTTAGCGACGACTTCTCCAGTTTTTGGTTGCGCTACTGGCATAAGGTGCTTTTACTCTTTTTAGTCATTTTGTAGTCGACGTAGTTTAAACAAGTATTAGCTGCAAGCAACAACTTTGTAAAACCACACAGGTAGATTAGATGTAAATTTCATCCAAGTACCTAGCCAGAAAGAAAGTTTAGTTGACCACTTTCTTACACGGGAAAGATCCGATAATTCTCGGCGCGTCCATGCTGTTCTGCAGCAGCTGGACGTTCAGGAAACGTGTTTCGGTACCCGGTCGGCGAATAAACTCGAAACCGTAATTGTTACCGTCTTTGGCTGGCATGAGGCCCATGTCAGCCTTCATTCCGTTTCCGTTGCCCAGCGTTTTAATTTTCTGGGAGGTAACTGTCTCACCATTAATCCTGAACAGTGAATCAGGGATCAACTCTAATTTATAACCACCACATTGAAGCGTGATACCGCCAGGATTTGCAGCAAACGCTAACCCCGGAAGGAAACAGAGTCCGATAACCATCCACTTTTTCACTATCCTACCTCCCGCTGTAAAGACGACGCAGAACGGAGATCCGCCGCACCACGCGCTTCGCACATCATATCCATGTACCACGCCTGGCCCCTTGTGTCGCCAGTGTACATAATCCCGCGCACAATATAAACGCCATCCGTTGCGATGCTGGCAGGCTGCGCGGTGGTACCGCTGAGCGTGATATTCCCGTCCGTGTTCTGGTCGGTGATCTGCCCGCCGGCCATCGCGATATCGTTGTTCGACAGCGCGGTGCGGAATACCGAAGCCTGATCCAGCTGAATGAGCCCGTTAACCCGGATGTTCGGGTTAATCAGCGCGCGGACGTTTACGCCGTTGCCGATAGTCTGCTGAGGCATACCGATAAGCCCGGTGGCGCTGTTGAGCACAATCGCGTCGTGAACATATTCGTTATTCGCCACCATCTGGCGCTGACCATCCACGAACTGCCATGTTGCGCCACATTGTCCGGCCACGTTATCCATAAGATGCCGTGTCATGCCGAACAGCACCCGGCCTCGGGGGAATACGGTAGCAGGCATTTCAGGCGACAGGCCTTCGGTCGCGCCTTTGGCCTCAAAGTCTTTCATCAGCGCGCGGTTCACGTCTGCGACCGTATAACCGGCTGCGAGGGTCTGCGAGGTTATGCTGGTGGCAAAAGCCAGATCCGTATCGGCTGCCTGAATCAGGACGTAGGAATCAATAGGGCTGTCTTTTCCTGTGACCGAGTAGCGAATTTCGCCGCTGAAAATAAGCCCGTAGTTGCGGCCGTCACTCTGGCCCACATCCGCCGCGTCGACTTCCCGCACGGTCCCGACGTCGCTGGCCGATACCTCCGGTGCGATACCATCGTAACCGGCAATCAGCCGCACTTTCGAAAACTCCTGCCCGGTGATGCGGTTCACCGTATCTGCCGAGAGGTTGTAGATTTTGAATGTTCCCACCCGTGACGCGCTGCTGATGTTGAACCAGTCGATCGTAAAGGTCACTTTAAAATCGCTGAGCTCGATACCCTGCCCGTTCTCGTCCACGAGCTGCAGCTCGGAATGTCTCATCCAGTTCTGTGACATGCTTACTCCGTTGATACCAGTAAATGACTGCGGCCGCCCAGGTCGGTTTTTGTCGGATAACCCTGTGTGCTGTCGTCACAGACCACCACCAGCTTAAAGCCGAGCCCCATATAGCCGTACTGCGCCAGCAGGTCAGCCCCCGTCACGAGAGGAATACCGGAAATTACCGGCTCCCCTCTGTCGTTCTGCAGGTCCAAAATCCAGTACAGATCGCGCCAGGTGATGCTAATCCGCCAGGTGGTACCTGCCAGGATGATGCTGAATTGCTGGTTATCCGCTGTCAGCGGGATTTCCTGAATTGCCATTAGCCGAGCCCCAGTAATGACGCCGCGTTACCCGTGATGCTTTTCAGCAGCGAGGTATTTGGCGGCTTTGTGGTTTTGTTGCCGGTATTAAGTACCGCCGACGTGCTGGCCCCGTCCTTCATGTTGGTTTTATCCGCGACGGTGATCTGCTGCGTCTGCGAGATAAGAACCTCCCTCAGTGTGAGGACGGCAGACAGGACGTTTTCGGTTGTCTTGTCTGTCGTCACTTCCAGCGCGCGGATTAGCATGTTGCTGTACAGCCGTTTGCCTGTCACCACATCGAAAGGAATACGGCTCGCCTGCAGGTCGAGAATCTCCTGATACGTCTGCAGGGGACTCAGCCCGAGCAGACTGGTGGCCGTCAGGTTACTGGCAAAATCCAGCAACGATCCGCCACCAGCGAAACCGACCTCCATCACCACTTCAGACGGTTTTTTGTAGGCATGGTCGGCGATGGCGGCCCCAACCTCGACAGGATGCTCGGTTATCTCCAGCGTGTCGGTGTGCTTCTCAGAAACAACCACGCTGGGGACTATCATCCCTATTTTTCGGGTCTGCTGTTGAAAGAGAGTTGAGAGAATATCCATTAGCCCACCTTCGTTTGATTGCCGCGCATGACCTGGGCGTTTGCCGACTGCTGCCGACGCTCGACCTCGGTACCGACAGAACGCGGGTCACCACCACCGTAGATGTGATAGGTGTTTTGTTGCTGTACCTGAGCCCCGGGGGTGGGCATGTTGCTTAATACCTTCGGAATGTAGTTGCGGGTTTCCTGAGGCATAAGGGCCATCCCGTGCTTCTGCACGTTCCCGATCCCCCAGTTATAAGAGGCCAGCGCCTTGCTCAGGTCACCGCCGTTCGCCTGCAGCAGCTGTGAAAGATACTTTGCGGCTGCCTGGGCGGCCTTCTCCGGGTCGAAAACATCGTTCCCGCGCAGCCCCATATCACGCGCCGTGCCGTCCATAAACTGAAACAGACCTTTAGCGCCAGCGCCTGAAACAGCGAACTGATTACCGCCCGATTCCGTGATGGCCACACTGCGCAGCAAACCTTCAGGAAGCCGGTAGAGCTGTTCCAGGTTGGTAAGCATCGGCTGCATCCATCCCAGCAGCTCAGATCCCGCTTTGGTTGGCTGTGGCCGCTTGACTGACTGGCCGAGCTGTTCAGGTTCATCAGCACCAAACCAGCCGCGCACCGTTCGGCCCACGTTGCGAGGATCGAATCCCCAGTGCTCTTTAATCCAGTCGGCGGTACCGTTGGCGCTGTCAGTAACCATCGGCATCGCTGACGGATTTTCGCTGCCCTGATTGAGCATCTGTTTGCCAATGCTGGCGGCATCAGCCCAGCGGCCATCTTTAATGGCGTTGAGCAGGTCGGCGATCATATTCAGCATCCTGCTGAACTCGCCCATCTGGTCAATGAAGTTGCTGAAATCCCACTTCAGGGACCATGATTTGGGGTCAATATTGAGCAGCTTCGCCAGCGCTTTCGCCAGATCGTTAACGGTCGTTTTAAGGTCACGAACCATCTTCAGCGCGGCGTCGACTTCCGGTTTCCACTTGCCCCAGTCGATAAGGCTGTCACCGCCCTCCTTCCAGGTCTGATAGTCCTCCCACAGAAGGGCAATCCCCGCCGCCAGCGCGGTAATGAGGCCAATAGGTGACATCCAGAACGTACTGTTCAGAATGCGCAGCGCAATCGTCAGTGCGCCAAACAGCGAGATCAGCTCCCGGGTTTGCTTATCCAGCGATTGCCACCAGGTAATAAGGCTGGATGTCCCCTCAATAAGCCGGAAGAACAACCGCCCGATGATGTCCCCGAGCGCCAGAATGCCTTTTATGGCTTTCGTCAGGGTCTGCTCGATACGCGGGAAGTTATCCAGGATATGACGGCGCAGCGTGTCCAGCGAACCCGCCAGGCCACCAGCAAGATTAGAGCCGATTTTGTCACGGGCCATGCCCGCCATCGCGCCGAACTCGCGCAGGGAGGTCATGAATTTGTTGGAGCTTCTGGCCGCCTCGTCAGCATTGAAGCCGATAGCCTTCGCCATCGCGCTGTACTGCCCGGAGAAACCACCGACACCCCGGCGCATCGCCATGAGGGTATTTTCGTCAATGCCCAGCATCTGCGCATACTGGTTAGCCCGGTAGTACGGCATGCTGCTGAGCTTCTGGCCGACACCCGTAAAGATAGCGGCCATGTCGCGCATGTTACCGCTGGCGTCACGGGTCTGTACGCCCAGGCGATTCAGGAAGCCTTCCGCGCCGGGATTGTTACGAACAAACCGGGAGAGGCTTTCCAGAGAGGAGCGCGCCGCGTCCACGCTGCCGCCCACCTGCGAAACCGCATAGCCAATAGACTGAATCCCCTGAACCGTCGCGCCGGTGCGCTGTGACGCCCAGTAGAGGTTATCGAGCCCGGAGGCGATCTTAGCCGTAAAGGCCACTACGGTAAGCGCGGCACCTTCGACGGCCAGCCCCATTTTGATGGCGTTTGCGGTCGTGCCGGCGAGGACTGAATCGAACTTTTCCGCGCCGGCTTCGTCGATATCAAAACCGAGCGAGACGAGGAAATCTTTAATAGTCTCAGCGTTCATTATCCTCTCTCCATTTCTCTATACGGCGCTGGTTGTCAGCCTTAACGGCCAGGTGGTCATTCATCAGCGCGATATCGCACAGATCGACAGATCCATCCTTCAGCGCGTAATAAGGGATTAACCCGGCGTCAACCGGGTCAAGGAGATAAGACAGCCCGTCAGGCAGGCTGTTGAGGGTTAGCCCTGAGGCTGGTCCGCCGTCGCGCTGGTAGGGCTCACGGGCAAAAAATTTCCCAGCGAATCGGCGACCACCCGCGCCACCAGCTGCAGCATGGTTAGCAGGTCGATATCATCGAACATCAGCTGACCGCTGTTAAATACCGGCGTCCATCCGTCCATGTGCTTACGTGACACTACGGCCAGGCAAGGATAAATAATCGCGTTGGTGTCTTCTTCGGTCAGGGAAGACAGCTTTTCAGCGATACACGGCAGCAGGGTTTCAAACACCGGTTGCAGTTTGTCGAATTTTACGGTGTCGATTTTGCCATCAGCAGGCAACAGGGAGCGAATGCTCCCGAAATCTGACATCATGCCAGCCAGCACCGGCAGCAGCTTACGGGTCACTTTCAGCTGGTCAAAAACGCTGAGTTTTGCCACGCGGTAATCGTGGCCTTTGATTGAGCATTCCATCTGTTAAAACTCTCCGAGTACCTGGTCGATTTTGCCGCAGTCAAACACCCAGGGCATCGTATTACCGGCCTTAGCGTTGGCGTTATCCGGCTGTTTCTGGAACGCCACGCTGCGCGCCGTGATGATGTCTCCGCTCACCTTGTTTCGGATCACAATGACGTTGTTCCCCCAGGTGCCTGAGGACTGACTCTGCGCGTTGTACGCCAGCGACAGCTTTTTGTTTGTCGGCGAGGTTTTCAGCAGGTTGACGGTTACCGTGCCGCTTTTATCCGCGTGCAGGCTGTGCATCACTTCGCCGTCAGCACCGATGGTCATGGTGTTTTTGGGGCCGCCCATTGCAACGGTGATCCCCTCCTCTGAACTGGCGGAACCGTAGCCCAGATCAATCTCGCCGGTCGGGCCGGAGAGGGACGCCGTAACGTCCATAAAAGAATAAGTAGCCATTCATGTTCTCCTTAGCGAACGACGTTGATCTGAACATCAGCGAAATGAACCGCACCCGCCAGCTTACAGGCCACCTGAATAACCGGTGCCTTACGGGCTTCGCGGTCTGCCTGCGCCTGCTCGGAAATCGGCTGCGCGTAGACGTAATAGCCTTTTGTCAGCGTATCGCCGGAATCCAGCTGCCCGATCGGGCCGCCATTCCATACACCGGCAGCCACCAGCCCGTTTGTGACAGACTGATCCATCGACTGTTCGACATTGGAAAGGAGGCGCGTAACGCCAGCATCGGTCTGTGGGACTTTGGTTGTGCTGGTGTAGAGCAGGTTATACAGGTTGGTCTGAACGTAGTTCTGCAGCCAGTCGAGCCCGTGGCGTTCATCGAAGAAATCACCGCTGGACATGACGCCCTGCTGCAGGATTGCCGTATCGTTCTGGTAGTACACAAACACGTTGCAGTTCTTGGCATCCAGCGCCGCCGCCTGATTGGTGGTCAGGGTTTCATACGTGATCCCCGGCTCCTGTTTGAATTTCAGGGTAATGGTGGTGTTGCTGCCGTTGAAATTCACGGTAAACGCGCGGCCAAACGCCGACAGCGCGGCGTACTTGCTGCTGGTGGAATACTGCACAAACGTGCGAGCGTATTTTGCAGCCTTCAGCTTGTAAGCCAGGTCGGTTGTCGATGTCGCATCGACTGAGGCCGGGTCTGCAGTGGTAATCGCCAGAATGCGGCTGAGGCTGGAAGCCTCGATCGCTGCGGCCACACTCAGCCAGTCGGCATCGTCGATATCTTCATCGTCAGCCACGGCCAGGCCATACCAGTTCGTGTAATTCAGTACGGCGTTCACGGCCTGCAGCAGCGTTTCCGTCGAACCGCTTTCAGCCGATGCCAGCGTTTTCGCCCAGCGGCCGACATAGACCTGCTGAGGCTTCGGTGATTGCGAGAAATACACCGTAGCGGCTTCATATTCCGGGCTATCAACACCGAAATCTGTGCCGATATCTTCGGGGGATGAGTAAAGGCGAATACGCTCAGTAACCGGGATAACCGTAGAGCTCCCGAGAATGAGCAGCGAACCAAAGTTTCGACCAGTAGCCGCACGCGGCCCAATGATCACGTCGACATTGACGACGTTTGATACAGGTAATCCCTGCGGCATAATTTAGTCTCCGAAAAATGAGACGGGCGCATATTGCAGCGTCCGGACGTTATAGGTACGAATGTTTTTGCGAGAAAGCGTAATGGTGAGGTCGTATCGCCTCACCCACTGGTTGTTAATGAGCTCTGGCAGGTTGTAGATAGTCCCGGCATCCACCAGCGAAAGCCCCGAGCGGTTCAGCTCGGCGTTGTTCTGCTCGACGAATATCCCCGCGCGGAAAGTTGATGCAATGTTGGCCCCCAGAGGGCCGTAAAAGCAGCAAATCACCGTGACCTGTTCCCATGTCCATTGCTCGGACTGTTCTTCCGAAACCTGAACATCGGACTGACTTAACGGCTGGGGAACAGTAGTGATACCGAAGGCGCACCACGTCACCCCGTTGTTGGGGATCTGCGGCTGCGGGTCAGTCCATCGGGGGAAAACAAGCGCAGCCGGTAGGCCAGAAACACCACGAATCCACCGGCTTATTTCACGCTCCAGCGCCTCGTCGTATTGGGGGAGCTCCCCGACAGGCGTCAGATAACCGCGCGCGGTGCTGTCGTTACTCAACTGGCGTCCCTCCGTTAAAGTCCATCAGCTCACAATGTGCCTGGACGAATCCGGCACCGTAACGGGTGTACGGGTCGATGAACGTCACGCGATAGTCGCGTCCGCTATAGGTCACGATATCTGCATCAAGTCGCGGGGAGCTGTCTGAACCGGGCTGGCCCTGGGTTAATCTGAACTGCGTCACGATGAGGATCGCGCCGCTTATGTTCTGTCCTGCTTCCATCCGCCTGGCTTCCAGAGAACGGTCAACCGTCACCACGCCAGAGAATGGAATATCCTGAGCGGTGTTTTTCGTGAAATTGTCCTCATCCACCGTCTGAACCTGTCGGTGACACACCAGACTGGTGTCCATGAAGTCGGGATCGAGAAGAACATCGCTCACATCGAGAAGAGGCATTATTTTTTCCTCACGACGTAGTTAATTGAGCGCAGCAGGTAACCGTGGGCATACAGCGGCTTGTCGCCGGGAATGCCTTCGGCGCGTCTGCGTTCGAGGGTTTTCTCAGAAAGCGGGTGCAACCGGTCGCCAGCACCGATAACAGCTTTTGCAGCATCACGGGCAATCTGTCCGGCGCTCTCCAGCTCACGCACTGCTGCTTCAGTCTGCCCCTCCAGCGCGGCGGTTGCCGCTGCCTTCAGGTGCGCAGTGGTTCGGGGTTTTGAATCCTCGATCCCCATATCCAGAAAAGGACGCGGGGGAAGCGTGACCGTTGTACCGTCGATTTCCACCGTTGCGCCCGTCGAGTGGAGGTAGCCCAGTTCCGCGTTATTAATCGGGGAGCCATCCTCACGCCCTGCCTTGTCCTCAGGTATTCCCACCAGCACATCCATTCCGGATAGCTGCCGGAGGGATTCCAGAACAGCCACGGCGTTATCAGCGCGAACCGTTAACCCGCTTTTCATAGCAACTGCCTGCCCCCAGCGCCGAACATCGACCACCACCAGTAGAACTCGCGCCCGTAGGCGGTGCTGTTCCAGAAACCGGCATCCGGATTGATTACCCCGGACACGTCATAGCTCACTGAAACCTTATCCACTGATTTAGAGGACACGACACCTGCTGCGCCATTGCTGTTCACACCACCAGCGGCAGCGGCGGCCAGTGTGCGGCCGCGCAGCTCCGTATAGTGAGCCGTGAATAGTTCGGCCAGGTAGACGAACTGATCGCCCTGTACGTCCTGATTCAGAAGCGAATCGGCCTGCCCCAGATAGAAATTCACTGAGGGGTCAGGGTAGCGGGTTGTATCTGCAAACTCGGGAAAGTCGGTGCGGAACTGCTCGTTAGTCGGAAGCCTGCTGTTTTTTGGCATTTTTCGCGTCCCCGCCGGTGTTATCGGTTTTGTCCGTGCTGTCGGCAGGTTTACCGCCTGCTGGTGCCTGAGCGGCTGCCAGCTGCGCTTTCAGGTCTGTGTTTTCATTCCCCAGCGCGGTGATGGTTTTTTCATGCTCAGCCAGCTGCGCTTTCAGGGTGTTATTTTCTTCTGCCAGGAGAACAAGGCTCGCGGAAAGGTCTTCATTGCTCTGCTCGTTCGCCAGGTCGGCTTCGTCAATCGGGCGCGCATAGGCTTTAAAGGCCCAGTGGTCCTTAACTTCTTTCGGGAAAGAGGAACTGTCGTGGATGCCCTGAGACAGCTCAAATTTAGAACCGTCGGCAAAGCTGAGAGTCGCGCCACCGGAAACAACGTATTTCATGTTTTTGCTCCATAAAAAAAGGCGGGTTTCCCCGCCTGTTTCAGGTTAAGACGCCGGAACGTCCAGGTAAGAGATCGTATTGGAATACGGGGTTTCCACCTGGCCCAGCTTGCCGTAGTAAGTGGTCAACTGCTGCAGCCCGCGATACTCCAGCGGCGTGTTCAGCAGAGGAACCATAGGGAAGCGAACGTATTTTTCGTCCTGGGTGTAAGCAACGATGCGATGCGCGCCACCAGCGCCGCGCTTGGAGGCCCACTTCATGGAGACGATCTCCAGTGGTGTGCCGTTTTCCTGAAACGCGATGGTGTTAATCTTCACGTATTCCAGCACGGAGATATTCCCTGCAGAGGAAACCTTTTTGCTCGCCAGCAGGCCGAACAGCTCCGGCGCAAGGCCGATTTTTGCCGGGCAGACCGCATAACCAGAACGAACCCAGCCATCAGACAGCACCAGGTTGATATCCTGAACAATCACATCCGGATCAGTGGTTGCGGTCCACGCTGCAGCTGCAGCAACAGGAGTAACATCCGGCAGGTTCAGCAGACCAGCAACGCCGAGCTCGTTATCACCGATATAAACCTGTTCGTCGGTGTCCATGTTCCACTTCAGCTTCATGCCTTCGTATTTCTGGACATCAACCGGACGGCCCAGTTTCTGGGCAGAAGCCAGTTCCGGCACCGTCCAGCTGATTTCCTGCCCCCACAAGGTGAGGTTGTTACGGGTAGGCTGAATATCGAGCTCGATGCCAGGAATGGCAGTGGCTTTTTTACCGATCCAGTTTTTACCGTTAGGGTTTGGACCACCAACGCCGACGAAATCGGTATTAGTGAAGGATGACACTTCATCAGCGATAGAAATATCGCTGCGCAGCGGCATGTCGCGTGACCATTTGTAGGACACTAAAGGCATGTTCAGCGTCTGATCCATGCGCTCCAGTTCGCCGACCAGAAACGCGCCGGTGGAGTCGATGGTCGCTCTGTCAATTGTAAACATTAATTATTCCCTCAGATGTTATAAGCGATTTCAATACGGCCGTCGGCTTCACCCGGCCCCATGACCTCTGCATTTGGCAGCTGAGGTGTATTTGATGCGGTAGAGTCCGGAGACAGCACAAAGGAGCCAACCGGGCTTTGAGTGGTGCCACCAGCCACGCGAACGTAAACCGGATCGCCTTTTTTCGCGGTCGCCGCGTTACCTGCGGTAGCAGTTACGCAGATGTAACCGCGTTTCAGGTTGTCACCAACCTGATTAACCGTCACACCAATGTAAGCAAGGTCCAGAGCAGAGGTAATCGGGAACGGTCGAACCAGAATCCCTTTCACTTTGCTGATAGTGTCGCCTGATTCCAGCGGAACGAATTTATCGTTCACGTATTTACCCGGCAGCCCGTAGGATGCGAACTGCTTCGTGTAGTCCAGGCTTACTGGCTCGATGGTGAGATCGCGAGGACGGGTAACGCCCCCGGCAATGCCCAGGGGCATGCGCGTTAAATATGCAGTACCTGCCATGATGATTTACCTTATTTGTTTTTTGCCCAGAATTCGGCGTTGACCTTGTTCAGTTCTGCCGGGGAAAGGTGTTTAGTGCTGATTCCGCTGTCCGTGGTGCGGGTAATGTTGTTCAGCGGGGTCAGCTGATTTTTCGCTTTATGCAGCGCCACGGCGGCAGTAAACACCGCGTCGACCGTAGCCTTAGGCGCTTTGTAGAAATCATCCACTCCGAACGATTTCAGGCTGTCACCGGTGCGCATTGCATGACTCAGCACCTGACGCTTCAGGCTCTTATCGCCAGCAGGCTGGAAGCCAGGGCAGATAATTTCCGCATCGGCGATCAGGTTGCGCTTAAAGGCTGCATCACCCGTCACTTTGCGGTTTTCTTCTTCGTCTTCGTCGGTGGTCATGTTGCCCGGGTCCGGATCGGCGTCGGTGGTTTTACCCTCCAGCTTTTCCAGACGAGCCAGCAGCGCTTTCGCCCAGTCCGGAATTTCTTCATCGCCGGTGCCGGTTTTGTCTTTGTTCGGATCGCCTTCGTCCGTAGTGGTGCGATTGCCTTCAGGTAAGGCTGTGGCCTGTGAAGGAATGTTGATAGTGATAGAGGAACCGGGGATTGAAGGCATGCCATCAGACGGCATATCCGGCGCTTCGTCGATGAGTTTTGCCAGTGCATCCTCATCTTTCGTCTTAATGGCCTGAGCCAGTTTTTTAAGCCATGACATTACAGGCTTCTCCTTTGTTGTTGATGGGATGGAATCCCCGATTGCACAGCGGCCACCAGCACGCCCCCGGTCGATGCCGACAGCGAGGTGGTTACCTGTGATTTGGTATTGCTTGCCCTTACCGGGTGCCAGCTGCTTGTACTGCGCGTCATAGCCACAGCTGACATCGGTCAGGCCAGAATTCACCGCGTCGATTGCTTCCTGCCGTTTAATCAGCACGTCAGCAATGAGCAGATCCGATTTATCGCCGGTGCCGCGCCGGACGTTCTGAATGTGTCCGTGCGCCAGCTCTGCGAAGTTAGAAGGGTTAACGAAAACGATGTTGCCCTGGCTGTCCTCTGGATGCCCCAGCGTGACGGCTACGCCCTCAAAGCTCGCCATCGTCTCCGGGGAAAACACCTCGTCTTCTGTTCGCCAGACTGTCACCGTGCCGGTGCCGTCCGGTTCGAGGTCGATTTCCTCAGGTAAATAGACCTGCGTCCCTGTACGTGCGATCGGCACGTCTTTACACAGCAGAGAGCCGTCCGCCTGCAGATAGCGCGTTTCGCCCAGGCGTGTAGTGAAGAAATATTTCAT